GTCTTGAGTCGCTCCAGATTTTTTTGGCTAAAAGGTACGGGGGATCTTTCTCCCTAGTCAAATAATCGGCATTTTTGCAGAAAAAATGCAATATCTTGTTTTTATTAGTTATATTCTGCACATTCTCTTTGCCTTGCCAACCTAATCAAATAATCTTTATCAATTTCATTTTTATCTGCTTGCTTATGATGTTCTTGACATAGACAAATAAGATTCTCATTGTCTAATAGTCTTGACCCATCCTCTTTGACCTTAACAATATGATGAACCTCTAAATTGTTAAATGTTATTATTCCTTTATCCCTGCATACCTCACACAGATGATTTGCTCTTTCTCGAATCTCCTCAGACTTTAATGTCCAAGCATATTGAGATCTTAGCTTTCTTTCCTCTCCACCTGTGAAAGACCTTGTGATAGCATTGCAATTGTAATTCTTTGGATGAATCTTTCCACATTTAGAACAACTCTTATAAATTGCCATTCAGCTCAATTCCCTCAATCCTTGCTCTCAGTTCCAATATACTCAAGTATGCTTTCATTGCCTCAAGCTGAGTGATGAGTGTTTCCTTGTCACACTTAGGCTCAAACTTGAGATCATCCCAATCATCAATAATGGCTCTTAGCTTGCCATATCGGATTTTTAATTGATAATACTCAGCCTTGAATCTATCCTTGTAATAAGGACTCATCATGAGTGAAATTGTTTGCTCAAGTTCCATATTTCTCTGCCTCCTTTGACTTCTCATCACTCTTGCAATTGCCCATTCAGCAGTCGGATCTGGATAGCCGTCATTATTCATATCTTTAACCTCTGCCCAACTTTAATGAGATTGTTCTTTTCTGCAAGAACATCAACAGTGATATTGCATTTCTTTGCAATAGATGTGATGGTATCGCCTTTCTTTACTGTGTATTCCTGCTTTGCTCCTGCGTACTTATTCCATGCAGTTCTGTCTCCAAAGAACACATCACAGTCAAGATTGCCATTATAACCATCAAGCCTCCCAACAGATGTCCATTGCCACATTGCATAAAAATCCCAATGCCTTATATATGGTCTATCTCCTGCATTTGACATGTCATAGTTTTTATCAATGCCATAATCTCTATATTTTGCAACCCACAGACCATAATTGCCTTTCACAACATCTTTCCAATTGTAAACATTAGCAACTGACTCTGACATATAAATCATTGGCTTTATGCCTGTCATGGAATAGATCTCATCAAGCCATTCCTTTGCCCATGCAACTTTATCTCTGCCACTTGACTCCCAATCAAGGATTGGAATGGCTTTTCCAAAATATTTCTCTGTGTTGTTATAAAAGAATTTAGCCTCTGCTTTAGCACTGTTTTTCTCAGGTCTTGCAAAGTGATAAAATCCCATGCTCTTTCCAAGGCTCTCAGCTTGTCTCATATAGTCGTGAAAACATGGATCTGAAAAATTCAATCCCTCTGTTGCTTTGCAGATGACAAAATCACACTTTACTTTGTCTAGTTTGATTCCCTCTTGCCAATGACTGATGTCAATGCCATTCATCATGCTCATGCACCTCTCGTTTCATCTTTTTTATCCTCAAGTTTGGAAATTCTATGATTAACAATTGAGAGTTTTTCCTCAATGAGCCTGTCATTGTCCTCAAGTCTAAAGACCCTCTCAATAACATTGTTGTGCTTTTCGACTTTCATCTCTAACTGCTCTATCCGATAGCTAATGAGTTTATAGCTTGTAAGAATGCCACCAAATGTGCCAATCACTGTGCCAAGGAGTGAAATAATTGCAATTAGAATTGAATCATTCATGCTTTCTCCTCATCTTTAAGCTCTGGCAGTCCTGCCAAACTTGTGAGCAGTGACAAGATTCCTGCAAGTAATGATGCAGATGCAACTGCAAGCCAATTGACATCAGACATCACAACAGATGTGCCTATAACTGCAATAGCAGTCTGGGCAATTGTTTTGATTGCTCTTATTCCTGCATATTTAAGCCATAATTTTGCCATTTGCTCACCTCCATGCACGAAAAAAGGAGCAAATCACTTTGCTCCCTTTGTTTTCTCTTATCTATTCTTCATAATATCATTATTTTTTTCGCATTTTTTCGCATCTTTATTATTGGACTTGCAAAATGCCTTGAAATGCTCAGATTTGGTCTAGGCGCATATCATGCGTATAGTATGCGTATATCATGCGTACACTATGCGCCTTTTATACGTATTGTGTGCGTATAGTGTACGTATAATATGCGCCTATCTAACAATGTTCATCAATCCACATTTGGATGAGTACAGATGCAGACAGATGTTTTTCCTTTGCACTTTTCACAAGCCTGTCCTTGTACTCACTTGGCAAAGTGATGTTCATTTTTTCTTTTCGGCTTGGCTTTTTAGGCTTTAGTCCAACCTCACTTTTGATGCTCTCCTGCATTTCATGTCTTTTGAGCGCATCAAGCGCAAACATATTCTCTCGCTTTGCCATATTACTGTTGTGTTCTCCTATCTTTTAGATTTAATTCATATTTCACTGAACTATATATGTAATCCATCTGCTTGCATCCAATGTGACTTGATTGGAACTCCTCAATTGAGATGCCACAAGCACCTGCTTGATTGAATGCAGTTGTATCAACTAGGATTGCAGTCTTTAGATCAGGATATTTGGTGTTGAACCAATTTATAAAATCTCTTGTTATGTTAAAACGATTCCAACGATTAAAGACATAGAGTGTTGGGATCTTTCCTCTGTATGGCTCTAAAAGTTTTATCATTGTCTCCAGAGGTTGCACATCTCTGTTGGACATCATTGTTGGAACAATGATAAAATCAGCCGATTCAATCCATTCAATCATCTCTCTTTGCAATGCGCCTGGAGTGTCAACAATCTGAACCTCTGCCTCTGGATCTTCCTTGGTCTTATGGATGGCAGAGCCTTGGTCATCCAAATCAAAAAAACTAAATGGGATCTTATCTCTCTCAAGAGCAAATGCAAGCTCATCAGAAATTAGTGTCTTTCCCACACCACCTTTTTGGTTACAAATTAAAACTGTTTTCATGTATTTCTTTCTCTCCTTTTATAAATGCTTAGGCGCATAATATACGTATAGTATGCGTACATTATACGTACACTATGCGCCTTTTATGCGTACACTGTGCGTATATTATGCGTATAGTGTGCGCTTTTTAACTTAATTGATTTTTCCTTATCTCCCTTTGGATTTTATCCAAAATTCGATAAATCTGTGACTCTGAATAGTTCAAAGTCTTTGCAATCAGATAAATCCTTTTGTCATCAACATATCTCATGCAATAGATCTGATCTAGCTTGTCCTTAGAGGCTCTCAGCTCCTTTTCCTTTAGCTTGAGCAGTCTTTCCCTGTCAGCCAAAAGTTGTCTCATGCGACAAATCTTGTTGTCAATTTTCTTTTCCTGCTTGGCAATCACATAATCATCAAGCACGTTGCCATTTGGACTGCTTTTGACATTGACTCTGTCATATCTGATTGCATTTGGCATTGTCTTTGTTAATAGTCTTTCTTGTTCTGTCAGTGCATCATCCAACCACATCTGAGCCTTAGAATATTTATTCTTGGCTCTCTCATACTCAAGAAATACCATTCTACCCCCTCCATTTTTAGTTAATGCCCTTTTTTATTGTTCCCAATCACTGCAAGCACAACAATTGTGATGCAGATAATAATTGTGATAACGATTGAATTACTCATCACTTTCCTCCTCTGTCTCATCATCATCATTGTCAGACCTAGCATTCAGAGCACTTGCCACTTGCTCTGGAGTGACATCAACTCCTGCAAGTGTCCTTGTTATTGAACTAAAAACCTCTGACACATTATCAAGAACTGTCCTATTGGCTCTCATTTCCTCTGCATCACATTCAATATATATTATTTTCATCTCATTCCTCCCTTATATTTTTGATATGAAATATACAAAACTAGCTAATGCAGAAACTCCAACAGTCACATTAACCCACATGATTGCATAGTCCTCAATTTCAAAGAACATGTCATCCAAACTCGGACTGTGTTCACTTTTAAAATAAGCAATGATGTTAATTGCACTAAAATATCCCCATATAAGCCAAATCAGAATAATCAAGAACACCCAAAAATACTTAAAAATAATCTCCATCATCCTTTTTCTCCTTAATAGCCAAAATAATGGTCTCCATGCTTGTAAGCAGGGATGCAATACTTGTTATAAGCTCCAGATGTAAAGAATAGGATCTCATCATCTATCCTGTGTTTTAATTCTGAATCAATTGCATCAAAAGTCTCTTTGGATGGAGTTGAGATCTTGTCCATTTCTCCATTCCAGAATGTTGTGAAATGATATTTCTGTGAAATAACACTCTCAATGTCATCTGGGAATCTGTCAGAGTCAACTCTGTTGAGGATCACATCAACAACAAGCCTCTTGCCAAAAATATCTTGGTTTCCTGCCTCTGCCTCAACACATATTGCAAGCATCTCAAGTGATCCATCATCCAATTTCTCAAAATCATCTTTAGACTCACATGCCTCCATTTGCTTATATTTTCCCTCTATTTTCGTTTTTTGTGTTTCTTTGGTATTGATACCGCCCAAAGTTATAAAACTGTCTAAAATGGACATTATTGCAAAAATAACAACTATTTTTGTTCCCATGCCTACCCCCAACACTTTCTATTCCTTTGACTCTATCAATTTACTTTCGCTCTGCATCTGGGCAATCATTGTCTTGAGTGGAGCAGACAATTGCGCCTCCTTTCTCTCTCTGTCTGCTAATTGCTCATAAATCATTCTAAAATTTGCCCTGTCTGCGGAAATATTTTCGCTAACACATAAATTTCTGAATCCAATTCTCTCTGTTGCTTTTCTTGCAAGTGGTGATAGACTGTTCATAGCCTCAACAGGTCTATATGATCCATATTGTCTGATGGCTCTCAAGACCTCCTCCCATGCATCCCCCCAAGATGGCAACTCTCCATGTGCAATAGATGATGCCATTTCTCGGATGTCTGCGATTGATGGACTCCATTTGTTGAGGCTTACCCATTTATTGAGTCCAACCTCTGCAACCTTGTATGGTATATCCTGCAATTGAGCAAACCAAAGTTCCATTGCTTGATTATTTGGCAAGAGATTTTCTCTGGGATAATAAGTTTGGAGAGCCATTGCAAAGGTTGCAAACTCTTTTTTGGTCATGTCTTGCTTTCCTCCTCATTCTTTTCCCTCTGCCCAATCTGCCATCATCTTATAGGATTCATCTAATTTGTCTGCAACCTTGTTATTTTGAGGAATATGACCGCCTTTGTTGTCATAATTGCCATCAAGAACCTTTGCCATATTGGCATCCTTGAGCATCCAATCAAATGTGGCAGACCAATTTCGGTCATTCTTTCCCTTGAGAAAAGAGGATGCCTCTGCCTTTTGGAACATCAACTTGAAATCCTCAACAGAATAAGTCTTTAATCTTGCTGAAATTGCTTTCTTTCTAGCATCAGAGAGTTTTGTGAGTTGAGGAAATGACACGCATGTGTCATTGTACAAATCAACTATCTCTTGATAGTTGATTTTCTCTTTTTCTCTTTTCTCTATCTCTATCTCTTTCTCTATCTCTTTCTCTATCTCTGTGTAACGCTTGGTCACATCTGGTAACTGAGGGGTAACATTGTTACCATTTTTATCTTCAACTGCTTTCTGTTTATCTCTGGCTCTCTTTCTCCTCATCAGTTCTGCCTTATCAGTTTCTTTACCAATAAGGCTTGGCATCTCCGTCAAAAAGATTTCATTTGGATTGATATATGTTAGTAGTCCGACACTTTCAAGATATTGCAATGTGACTTTTATATTTTCCTCATCTTCATCCAGAGCAAGTGCCAATTCTTCTGGGAAACTGTTTTCAACCCCCTCAAAAAACAAATAACCCTCATCATGTAAACTAAGGAGTTGCAATTTCAAATAAATGATTGTGAAAGTGTCTCCTCCTGCTATTCTTCTTAACTTCTTCATTGCTAAACTTTTAAAAAATCCCTCCTTGAGTTTTAACCAATAATATGTTTTAGACATTTATGCCTCCATCCCCCCTCCAATCATTTTTAATAAAAATCAATTACTCTCCTTTATGCGTATAATGTGCGTATAAAAGGCGCATAGTGTGCGCATAATGTCCGCATAATATGCGTATAGTGTGCGTATATTATGCGCCTAGTGGAATGGTAAATCCTCTTGGATGTCATCTGGAACATTCATAAATCCATCTGCATCTGTCTGAGGATCTGGAGCAGGACTGCCCTCTTTCTTTCCCTCTGCAAAGTCCATCTGCTCAATGATGCAGTCATTTGTGTAATATTTTGTGCCATTTTTCTCATATGAGCCTGTTTGCCAATGACCCTCAACAAGAATCTTTTGACCTTTGCGAAAATACTTTTCACAGAACTCAGCAGATTTTCCAAAGGCAGTGCAATTGATAAAATCTGCACTCTGCTCACCCTCTCGCTTGAATCTCCTGTCAACTGCAAGCGTGAACTTGGCAACTGCCTTTGCCTCTGCTCCTGCGGAATAACGAATCTCAGGATCCCTTGTAAGTCTCCCTAACAAAATGACTTTATTCATCAGTTTGTTCCTCCAATTTTTCCATCAACAGTTTAAGAATCGCTCTTGTTGTTTCTTTGCTTGAAATGCCAGATGTTTGAAAGTGATAAACTAAATATTTAATTGACCTTTCCAGAGTATTGTGACGTACAATTTCAATCAAAATCTGTTCTTTTTTGTCCATCAAACAAATCCTCAAACATTTTCTCAAACATTTTCTCAAACATATCTTGGCATTGATTTTTTTGAAATCCATCTTTGAGAATATTGCAATAATCATCAATGGAAATCGGCAATTTTTTTACAATACTTTCTGCAATACAAAATGAGAGTGATAATAGATCAGCACCTCTGCCATTTAAGTAAACTTGTACATCATCATCTTTATCAAGAATTGCCTTGATTGATGCAGGTTGTATCTTATAAAACTCTCTTTTAAATTCTTCATGATTCATTGGTCATACTCCTTTCCATCTAGTTCCCACTCTTTTAGTTCATCTTTTAAAAAATCTAAAAGCCATTCAGTTGAAAACATAGCTTTCTCAGTGAATGCAAACTCATTTTTAATTTCTGAAAACATGAGTCTGTATTTGAGCAAATCATCAAGCCAAAAAAGAAATTTCTTATATACTCTGATTTGTTTCATGTCTGCGTTTGCTTTTTCCAACTCCTCAATCTGACCCTTGAGCCATTGTATTGATTCTAGTAAATTCATTTATTCTCCCTCAATCAGTTGCAAGATAACCATAATATTATATTGCGTGAACGTTTTAATGCTTTGTTGTTAATACATCAAGGTCTTTAAAACTCTGTTTCTACAAAATACTTTTTGAAAAAATCGCCCCTCAGTTTTCATTTGGATAGACTTCTTTTCTCGCAATATCATATAAATGTGGATGCTTGTGCGGATTAAAATTAAATCCATACAATTCAAAAAAAGTATCATTGTCAGTTTTAAACCAAATTATTGCCCATTCTAAAAGGCTTTTCCCTTTGAATGGTGTGATGGCATATCTAACTTTTAAGAATTGTTCCATTGCCTCTCCTATTGTCATTTTCACCTCAATCCTCTTTTGAAAAATTCATGTGCTCCAACTTTTCTCTTTTCTGGGCATCTGATGTCCTTGTGTAAAGCCTTGTTGTGTCCAGAGAATTGTGCCCAAGTATATCTGCAAGCTCTGTGATGTTGTTTGAATATGTATTTAGAAATACTTGAGCAAATAAATGCCTAAATGAATGAGCATGGACTTTGCTTTTCTTGACTCTGGCACTCCCTGCAACTTTTTTCATCTGTCTCCAGATAGTTGAGGCATTGACCATCTTTCCCTTTACAATGGCACTTGGAAAGAGAAATCCCTCCTTTATGCCCTGATCTCTTGCATATCGTTTGAGGTCTCTCATGAGGTCTTGCCTCACAATGATTGTCCTCTCCTTGCCCTTGTTGAATACCTTGATATAGTTGCTTTTCAGACTTTCAACCTTGAAATATTTAAGCTCTGAGATTCTGATTCCTGTCATGGCAAGGATTTTCATAATGTGATAGAGTTGATGCTTTTCTTGTCTTTTAGCAAATCTCAAGAGTCTTTTATAATCTGAGATTGAAAGAACCTCCTCATTGCTCTGCTTGGACTGCATCTTGATTTTCTTGATGGTGAGGTCTTTAAGATCTAACCACTTGAGGAACTTGTTGACCTCTACAATCCAGACATTGATTGAACTTGTTGAACCTGCAATGTCTCCTAAATGCATCTTATATCTGAGCATTGTGTCCTTGGTGATCTCCTCATCTTCTGGCAACCAATCAATGAACTTTTGGACATTGGATCTGTACTGATTGAGTGTTGATGTAGCATATTCTTGATATTTTTGCTCAAGGATCCATTCATCAAGTTTCGGAATCAAGTCTTTTTTCTTCATCCTCACTGACCTCTTTTTCATATTCAAACTCTCTGTAAATGACTTTTTTCAATACCCTTTTTAGTGGCAATGTCACACCGCTTGCAATCAAAATGAACTCAAATTCATCCTCATCAGATATGTCCACAGTCATAGCTTTTTCAACTATTGCCTCTGACTCTCCTTTTCTAGTTTCAACAATAACCTTGTCTCCTTTAAAGAGATTTGACCATGCAGGAGCACGAAAAACAAAAGACTTTGGATTGTTGTCATGCTTGCAAACTACCAGATCAATATAATCACTCATGATTTTCTCCTTTTTGAGCTAAGACATAAAAAAAGCAAAACAACACAAATGAAATAATACAAGCAACAAATGAAATCCAACTGCCTCCATCTATTGCTGAACCAGAGACCAAAAACAGAATAAAAAAAAGAACTGCAAAGAATTTAGAATTGACGATTTTTCCCCCCCTCATCTTTTTTGTTCTTTCTCCTCTCTTGATTCATGCGGTCAATCAGTGCATATGCCATTGGCACATCCTCTTTCTTGACCACATGACCTGTTATGTCAGTCAACACTTTGCCATCTTTTAAGTGATGTCTAATCATGATGCAATTTCCTGTGAAAATAAAATTTCAAGTGGTATATCAACATTGAGTGCTTTTTTGATTTTCAAAGCATCATCTAATGTCAAATGCCTCCGTCCTTTTAATCTTTCATACAATGCAGATGCCGACATTCCACACAAAAGAGCCAAATTTTGTATAGTTAACCCTCTCCTGCTCAATTCTGCTCTTAAATTTGGATACATCTTTTTGTTCCCCTTTCGTTAATTCTTTCTAGTTTTCACTCAATTTAGTGAATCCTATATCTTGTATTTTATCCTTAATTTGGTGAATGTCAACCCAACATTTACCTATTTTAGTTAATATCATGCGATTTCCATAATATAACTACCTATTTTGCGTGAATTTTTCTTGCTATTACACCAAATTGAGATATATACTGTGTTTAGTTAAGAAAAGGAGAATAAAATATGACGATTGAGGAAAAATTGAAAGAATATATTTTGTCATACTACAAATCTATTAGAGAGTTTACCCAAAAAGCTGACATTCCATATTCAACTATGGATGGAATCCTAAAAAGAGGGATTGGAAATTCATCTATTGGCAATATCTTAAAAGTCTGCCAAGCACTCAACATTAGTGCAGATGAATTGGGAAATAACAGGATTGTTCCAATTACTAATTCCAAGAGTTACATTATGCTTGCGGAAATTCCAGAAATGCTCAGTTACATTAGAAAAAATAAAAAAGAGTACAAAGATTTGACTATTGATGGAATAACTCTTTCAGATGAGGAATTTGAAATCCTATTTGATGTTCTTGATCTGTCTGTGGACTTTATCAAAAGAAAAAGGGAGCGAAACTAATTGAAATTGAAAAAGAAAGTATTTATATATGTCAGAGTCTCAACACAGGAGCAAGCAAAGGAGGGATATTCCATTGATGAGCAGATTGAGAGACTAAGAGACTATTGTAAAGCAATGGGATGGATCATTGTCAAGATATACACAGATGCAGGATATTCTGGAGCATCAACTGACCGCCCTGCTTTGCAAGATATGATAAATGATATAGAGGCAGGAAAAGGAGACTCTGTTGTTGTATATAAACTTGACCGCCTTTCCAGATCTCAAAAGGACACTCTCTCACTCATAGAGGATAGTTTCCTTGCTCACAAGGTTGATTTTGTTTCAATGACTGAGAACTTTGACACATCCACTCCTTTTGGCAGAGCCATGATTGGCATTTTGTCAGTATTTGCTCAACTTGAGAGAGAGCAAATCAAGGAAAGAATGGGAATGGGCAAAGAGGGCAGAGCCAAGGATGGCAAATGGCATGGAGGAGGTTATGTTCCAATAGGATATGACTACACAGATGGAGAGCTTGTCATCAATGAATTTGAGGCAATGCAGATCAGGGAAATTCACAAGCTATATCAAGAGGGAAAAGCTTTTAATGCGATTGATTGGATATTTGCTGAAAAAGGATATACCCAAAAGCATGGCAAATGGCACACTAAAAGAATCAAAGAGGCAATGCTCAATGAGTTGTATATTGGAAAAATCACATATAATGGACAAGTTTATGATGGAGCACATGAGCCAATAATTGATATTGATACATTCAACAAAAGTATTGCCCTCTATAAATCAAGAGATTATTCCCATTGCAAGAATCATGGCAGAACAACATATTTAGGCAGTCTTATATATTGCAAGCACTGTGGAGCACGTTTTGGAGCTTTCTCATGTGTTGATAAGAGATATAACAAAGAATATAAATATTATTCATGTTATTCCAGACGGAAATCCTCAAGAAATATGATAAAGGATCTAAATTGCAAGAATAAGAATTATCGTAG